CTCCAGTGCATGGCTGTTGGCCTATCCTATATGTAGTTGGTTGAATAGGTTACTGATGGCATGGGCAGGGTCATCGTTGCAACCGGGTCGAACTCTTCCCTGACGCGCAATATTGCCTCGGTCACCTTATCACAAAGCAAGTAGCCTAGTGCATTCGTGTTGTCACCCACTGTGGCCACGCTCAGCAGGCCTGTTAAAGCAAATACCTCACAATTCATGCTTGCATGCTTCGAACTTTTCAGTAGACTCCTGAAATCGCCGGATGTCTTCAATATATAATTGTATGTGCTGGCTTTGATGGTTACTTCAGATGTGCACAGCTGTGCCATATCCAGGCCTGTCAATGCTTCCAGTTGAGTCAAGGCTTCAGCGGATTCAGTTGCCCTATAAAATTTCTTGCGTTTTTCCGCAGGGTTATCGACCCCGATGCCGAGAACAGCAATCTGCTTCCTCAGAAGGCGGGATTTGGCCTCCTGTTCGAGCCTCAGCGGTATCCTCCCTTCAGCCAGTACGTCCCTGAGAGTATCACTGACGATATCGCTTATATCGGCAACTTTCCTAGCCGTGATTGCCCTCAATGTCCTCCAGAATGAACCCGCACTGACACAGGATTTGAGCTGAGACAAGGCCTCTTCGTAAGGCTTGAGTAGGTAAAAGTCACCGAGCTGCTCAAGCATTCTCTCTATAACACCTGTTTCCTTTATAGCCTCGATGCTATTGCAATCGAAATCTGCATTGTTCTCCTTGAATATCGTAACATTGGTTTTGAGATATAAAGTGCGCAGAATTTCCATCTGTGGCTGTGCGGTTGGCATTTCAAAGGCCTCATCACCTCGTGTCGTGCCCGATTGCACAGGCCCTCTCTCACCGTTTTCAAAGTAGGTTATGTCACTGCATTCCTGGGACAGTCTCGAGTACATTTCTTTGGTCAGGGATCTGAAACCTTGCCGCTCAAGAGCATCCCTGCATAAGACCGTATTTTTGTGCGTCACTATGAACACCATACCCTCAGCTCCGACGATAAGTGACGCAGCAGGGCCTATGTAGAAGTTGCACTGCCTGAACAGAGATGGGCAGAATGCTCTGCTGATTAGAAATGTATCCTCTGTTTGTCTGATGCTCCGACTTACAAAGCGCTGCAAATCATATACGCTGTCACACCAACGGGTTATAGGCGAGTGCTTGAACTCAATACTGCCGGTTTCAGCCGCACGGCTTTGCTGATTTTTCGATCTGCGGGTGTCATTTTTGCTGTGATTGACCTGCTTGTATTTGCTCTTAAGCATCTCAAATTCACCGCCCTCGTCCTTCCATAAATCAATCAATTCTGAGTGTTCAGCAAATATCGGTGACTGCTTTGATAAAG